TATGAACAAACATTACTTGGAAAGAATTTAGATTGGATTAGATGTTATGCTCAAGCTAAATACACTTATGTTCAAGAAGGAAAACCGGTTATATCAGAATACGATGATAGTTTAATGGTGGCAGATTTTATTGAACCAGATATTCAATATCCTATTCAAGTGGGAGTGGACTTTGGTTTAACTCCAGCAGCAGTATTCGGACAGAAACATTCTAATGGTCGATGGGTAATCCTACATGAGCTAGTAACTTTTGATATGGGCCTGGAAAGATTTGGTCAAATGTTAAAAGGAGAATTAGAAACTCGATTTCCTAAATTCGATGTCTTTATCTGGGGTGATCCGGCTGGACAGAAGAGAGATGAAATTTTTGAAGTTACAGCCTTTGATCATTTAAGAACCCTTGGACTTGTTGCTAGACCAACTGCTACAAATGATTTTAGAGTTAGGAGAGAGGCCGGTGCATCTCCGATGAATAGATTAATACAAGGTAAGCCTGGATTGTTAGTTGATAAAAAATGTCAGCGATTAAGAAAATCATTATCTGGAGGTTATCACTTTAGAAGAGTTCAAATCTCTGGAGGAGAAAGATACAAAGATCAACCAAATAAAAATGATCACTCACACATTGGAGATGCTTTTATGTATTTAATGTTGGGTGGTGGTGAGCATAGAAGATTAACTAGAGGCAATAGTGTAAGTCGAATGAAACCTTCTGTAGCTCCTTTAGATTTTGATGTATTCGGATGATTGATAAAAAAATCATTTGGTTTGTAAAAGTTTGGGCTCCAGATTGTGTTTTAAAAAAACAATTCTTTATATCCTGTACTGATGAGAGAATGAAAAAATTTAGAGTTCCTAAAGGATTGAGAGCTACTTATGAGAAGGCTAATACTCAAAGCAAAGAAGAAAAGAAAAATGTATTAGGAACAATGGTATAATGAATATTCTAACAATAGAAAAAATATTTAAAGTTGATGGTGTGGATTACATGGTGTTACCTTTTAAATCTTATCTTATTAATTTAATGGATCTTGGAGAAGATGATAAGACACATCTTAAATTATTTCCAGGATGGCTAGAATTTTTAGATGCAGCTACTCAACAAGGTTATGGTTATGTTGTATTAGGAAAAGGTAAGCCTGTATTATGTTTTGGTGTGGTTTCTCAATGGGAAGGTGTATCAGAGTTATGGTTAATACCAGATCAAACTCTTATTCGTAAGCATAGAATACAATTTCATAAAGGAGCTTTAGCTTTTATGGAGTTGGTAGCGAAAGAATTATCTTTGCATAGATTACAAGTTACTGTCAGTTCACGAAATGTACTTGCTGTCAAATGGATAAAAAGTCTGTATTTTAAAGAAGAAGGTATTTTAAAAAATTATGGAGTTGATAAAACTGATTATATTATGTTTGCGAGGTTATTCTAATGGGTAGTATTTTTAAAGTTCCCAAATATACTCCACCTCCTCAAATTGAAACTTCCAATAAGTTATTGGATCAGAGAGAGGAAAGAGCAGATGCTAAAGAGCAAAAAGAATTAAGAAAGATTGCATCTAAATCCAGAGCTCGTAGAGCTGGAGGAAGATTATTAGTTAATCAAGAAAGAGCTATTCCAATGTTAGGTACAGGTACTACACTTACAAGAACAGATCCAATTAGAAATCCATACGATTTTGATAAGAGGTATGTATAATGGGAGGATCACCAGCAAAAGTAGTTAAGAAAATAGTTAAAGCTCCGGTAAAAATTTTATCAAGCCCATTAGGTAAAAGACGACCAGAAGTTCAACAAAGACAAATTGGTAAAGCTGAAAGAGATGTCCAATATAAAACAGATCCTAAAACAAAAAAAGTTGCTAGAAAGTTAATGCCAAGACCAGGCTCTAAAAGAATTGCTAGAAGTAGAAGAGGTGGTTTGTTAGCTGGAGAATTTAGAAGAACATTAGGTTCTACTAGAAATCCAAGACATACTAACCTTGGTTCAGAAAGTCAGTTGGCTTAATGGAACAAGAAGAATTTATAAGAAATCCTAGATTTATAAAATTAAATCAAGGTGAAAACGAAGAAGAATTAACTAGGGAGGATAACGATGGAGATGAGTAATATAAAAATAAAAGCACAAAAACTTTGGCTAGATCATAAAGGACATATAGTTTATGTAGTTGTTGGTATAGTTATTGGTGCAATATTATTTTAATAAAAAGTTATGGCAATGAGATTAGAAGTACCAGAGGTCTTAAATAGACATAAACAAGCATTTGCCAAAAAAGAAAATTGGAGATCTGTTTATGAAGAGTGTTATCAATATGCTCTTCCTCAAAGAAATTTATACGATGGTTATTACGAAGGTAATGTTCCTGGACAAGCAAAGATGTCCAGAGTTTTTGATAGTACAGCTATTCATTCCACTCAACGATTTGCAAACAGAATACAATCTGGACTTTTCCCTCCTTATAAAAAATGGTGCAGATTAGAACCTGGGAATGAAATACCAAGAGAGAGATCTTTAGAAGTACAAACAGCATTAGATCTTTATTTAGATAAAATGTTTGCTGTTTTAAGACAATCTAATTTTGATTTAGCGATTGGAGAATTTTTATTAGATCTCTCTGTAGGTACTGCTGCTATGTTAATTCAGCCTGGAGATGATCTTAATCCTGTTACCTTTACTCCGGTTCCACAATATTTAATTGCTTTAGAAGAAGGGCCAAGTGGTACAGTTGATAATGTTTATAGAAAATTTAAAGTTAGAGGAGAGGCAATCAAAAGACAATTTCCAGATGCTACTCTTCCACAATCATTAGAATTAAAAATAAAAGAAAAACCTCAAGAGCTTATAGAATTATGTGAGGCAGTTATTATTGATCCTATTATAAAAGATTATTGTTACCACATAGTACATGACAAATCTAAATCAGAATTAGTTTATAGAAGAATGGAACAAAGCCCATGGGTGGTAAGTAGATATATGAAAGTACCAGGTGAGGTAATGGGAAGAGGCCCACTCACTACAGCCATTCCAGATATTAAAACATTAAATAAAACTTTAGAATTATTATTAAAGAACGCATCACTAGCAATTTCTGGAATTTATACTGCTGCTGATGATGGTGTTTTAAATCCTAACAATATAAAAATAACTCCAGGTGCGATTATTCCTGTTGCAAGAAATGGTGGGCCACAAGGTGCATCTTTATCTCCATTGCCTAGAGCTGGAGATTTTAATGTATCTCAAATTGTAATCAATGATTTAAGAATGAATATTAAAAAAACATTACTCGATGATACTCTTCCTCCAGATAATATGTCTGCAAGATCTGCAACAGAGATTGTAGAGAGAATGAAAGAGTTAGCACAAAATATGGGTGCAGCTTTTGGAAGATTAATTACAGAAACAATGGTTCCTATTATTAGAAGAGTTCTACATATAATGAATGAAAAAGGTTTAATTGAATTACCATTAAAGGTTAATGGATTAGAAGTAAAAGTAGTTCCTATCTCTCCATTGGCTAAAGCACAAAATTTAGAAGAAGTAAATGAAGTAATGCAGTTCTTCCAAATTGCTAATGCTTTAGGCCCTGGAGGAATATCTGAAGTTAAGCCAGATAAGATTGCTGCTTTTGTAGCAGACAAATTAGGAGTACCTTCTGATTTAAGAACTACTGATGAAGAAAAACAAATGATACAAAAACAAGCTATGGCAATGTCGCAACAAATGATGAGTGCACAGCCGAATGGACAAGGTGGTGCTCCGGCAGCTCCGGCAGCTCCTCCAGACCAAGCTCCTCCTACTCAAGAACCAGCAACTGCTGTTGAGCAAGAGGTTATGGCATAATGGCTGAAGGAGATATAAATCTTCCTGGATGGGAAGGATTAGAAGTTTTAGGCAACAAACCTAAAGATGACCAAAGGGAAATAGATGTATCTATTGCAAGAACCTTTAATACTAAAGATGGTAAAAAGGTTTTGGAATATTTAATATCTAAAACATTAAAACAATCAACTTGGATACCTGGAAGTGAACCTTCTTTTGGATACGCAAGAGAGGGCCAAAACTCTGTGATCAGAGATATTCAAACACGCATAGAGAGGGCGAAGAACAATGGCTGAAGAAGAAAATAAAGTAGAAGAAAAAGTAGAAGAAAAACCAGAGGGTTTATTGGCTGATGTCAAACCAACTGAAGAGAAAGAAAAAGAACCAGAAGATATACCTCATAAAATTGAGGAACAGACGAATGTTTCTTCTGAAGAAAAGAAAGAAGAAGTCAAACTTGAGAAACCAGAATACCTAGAAAAAAAATTCTGGGATGATAAGACCGGTGTAAAAGTTGAGGACTTAAATACTTCTTATAAAGAATTGCAGAAAGCATTTTCAATGGGTAAGCATAAAGCTCCTAAAGAATATGATGTATCTGCATTAGAAGGAGTTGAGGAAGGTGATCAAATAGCCGATATGTTTATGGAGTGGGCTAAAGAGAATAAACCTACTCAAGATGGTTTTGATAAATTAGTTAATCAATTTAGAGAGCTAACTTCTAAACAACAAGAGGCAGATAGTATTAATATAGAGCAAGAGAGAAAAACTCTTGGGCCCAATGCTGATCAAGTCATTCAAGGAATTTCTACTTGGGGTAAAGGATTAGTATCTAAAGGAGTATGGAGTGAAAGTGATTTTGAAGAATTTAAAATCTTTGCTGCTACTGCTAATGGTATTAATGCTTTAAATAAAGTTCGTAAATATTATGGAGAGAATACCATACCAACAGCTCCTATTAGTGCTGATGGAATGCCAAGTAAAGATGAGCTTTATGAAATGATTAAGGATCCTAAATATAAAACAGACGCATCATTTAGAAGAAAAGTAGAAGAACATTTTGCTAAAGCATTCCCTGGTACTGCTACAAGTACAGGGGAAATCTAATGAGAAAGAAAAAAGGTAATGGTGTTATCTGGCATATTTATCATACTATTCTTGCAATCGAATTAGGTTTAGTGG